CATTTCAGGTGTCATTTCCGGCGCGTGGGAGGGAATCTCCTCTTTTGTGTCCGGCGCAGTCACCACGCTCGGTTCTGGACTCTCGACCGCATGGGACGGAATCCAGTCCACTGCCTCGTCTGCGTGGGATGGCATCAAGGGTGCAATCTCTACTGCTTGGGACGGTATCCAGTCCGGCGTGACCTCGGCGGTAGAAACGGTGGCCACCGGGCTGTCTGGGGCATGGGAAGGCATCCAGTCTACAGCAAGCACTGCGTGGGAGGGTATCAAGTCTGGCATTTCCAGCGCATGGGAAGGAATCTCCGGATTCTTTGGTGGTATCTGGGATGCCATTACCGGCAAGACCAGTGATTCTACCACCCAGATGAAAACGGATACCTCTAACGCATGGTCGGGTGTGGACGCAGAAGCTCAGACCGCATGGTCGGGTGTGTCTACTTCCGTATCGGCTGCCTGTACTGGCATGGCGCAGTCTGTGACGAGCCAGATCGACAGCATCAAAGCATCCATGTCGGCGGCATGGTCCGGTATTGCATCGGACACCACTACGGCATGGAATGCGGTCAAGACCAACCTCACGGCAGCATGGAGCGGCATCACGACTTCTGTGACTTCCGGCCTGAACAGTGTAAAGACCGCAGTCACCAATGGCTGGACACAGCTCCGCACCCTTACAATATCCAGCTGGTCCGGCATCCAGTCGAGCCTGACGGCAAGCTGGAATTCCATCAAATCCGCCAGCACAACTGCGGTCAGTGCAGTCAAAACGGTTGTCACCAATGGCTGGACTAACCTGCGCACGTTGACAACATCCAGTTGGACTTCCATCCAGACCGTGCTGAATACGAGCTGGAACAGCATCAAGAGTGCAACCACCAGCTCAGTCAATGCGGTCAAGAGTTCCGTCACGGCGGGGTGGAACAACCTCCGCAGCCTGACCGGCAGCAGTTGGTCGAGCATCCAGTCGGTACTCAGTTCCAGCTGGAACACCATCCGCAGCACGGCATCTTCGGCTGTGAACGCAGTGAAGTCCACGGTTTCTTCGGGTTGGAACGGCGTGAAGTCCACGACCAGCTCAACCTTCTCCAGCGTGCAGTCGGCGGTGTCCGGTGCCATGTCCAATCTGCGCTCCACGGTTTCTTCCGGTGTGTCCAGCATCAAGAGCAGCTTCAACTCTCTCAGCTCCATTGCTTCTTCGGCATACAGCTGGGGCAGTGACATCTGCTCCCAGATGGCGGCCGGTGTTCGTGCGGCGGCAGGCTCGGTCGTCCGGGCCGCAGAGAACGTGGCAAGCAAGGTCAGAAGCCTGCTGCACTTCTCTGTGCCTGACACTGGCCCTCTGTCTGATGCGGACGAGTATATGCCTGACTTCATGAAGCTGCTGGCAAGCGGCATCAAGAAGAATCAGGACAAGGTCGTCAAGGCCGTCAAGACATTGTCTGGCTCCATGAAGACCAACTTGAACACACCCGTGGGCGACATGGGCGATAAGGTGAAGTCGGTAGTGAGTGGTTTTGCCACAACGATCTCCGGCAGCACCACGAGGGTCCGTTCTGCGGCAAGCGGACTGGCATCCGGCATCCGAACTGGGCTTATGAGCGGTCTGGAGGGCATGACCAGCGAGTTCCAGTCCGTGTGGAGCGACCTTGAAAAGATCACCAAAACATCGGTCAGCAGCATGAGCGATGAGGTGAAGCAGGGATTCTCCGACATGAAGACCTCCATCGGAGACTTGGGCGACCAGACCAGTTCTCTGGGCAACGCGATCCGCAGTCTCGGTGATACCTTTAACTCGGATTTCCTTAAGGGGCTGGGCGAGGGCATCAGCAAGGTGGGTGATACGGTCAGCACGGTCACCGGAATCGTGGACAAGCTCGGCTCCATGAAGAGTACCTTCGGCAGCTTGGGCGAGACGCTCACGAACCTCGGCAATGCACTGGGCACGGATGGCGGCGGTGGTCTGCTGACAAAGATGGGCAGTTTCCTGTCGAAGATCGGCAACGCCGATGGCGGACAGATCGTCTCGAACTTCGGCAATCTGATCTCTGGGCTGACCTCCAAGATGGGGGGTCTGGGACAAGGTATCACCGGTGTCATCTCGAAGCTGGGCAGCCTTGGCAGCAGCGGAACTGGCATCTTGTCGAACCTCGGCAGCGTTGCGACTGGTGTTCTCTCCAAGCTCGGCGGTGTCGGCAGCAGCCTGTCCGGGTTGCTCTCCAGTGTAGGCTCTACGCTGGGCGGCATTGCTGGCTCGGCCGGTTCTGCGATTGCGGGACTGTTCGGTTCTGTTGGCACAACGGTGTCTGGTCTTGCAGCTGGTGCAGGCAGTGCATTGGCTGGTATCGCTTCTTCGGCTGGTGGTGTGCTTGCCTCGGCAGGTACAGCACTGGCTGGTCTTGCCGGCCCTGCTGGTATTGCGGTGGCCGCAGTCGGCGGTGTCGGTCTTGGGCTGACCGCTCTCTGGAAGAACTGCGATGGTTTCCGTGAGGGTGTGACCAACATCTGGAATAAGGTCACTTCTGTGTTCTCCAATGGTGTGACTGCCATTAAGAACGGCATCTCCAATGCGGCGTCTGCCATCGGCAACGTGGCATCCTCCATCTGGAGCGGCGTCAAGAACGTGGCTTCCTCAGCGGTGAACTGGGGCAAGGATGTGGTCAGCGGTATCGCTGGAGGCATCAAGAAAGGCGTGTCGTGGGTCGGCAATGCCGCCAAGAGCGTGGCAAGCGGCATCCGCAGCTTCCTGCACTTTTCGGTGCCGGACGAAGGACCGCTGGCAGATGCCGACACCTATATGCCTGACTTCATGAAGCTGCTGACTGGCGGCATCAAGGACAGCGAGGGCGGTCTGCTGAAGCAGATCCGGTCTATGGCCTCTAAGGTTCAGCAGGGGATGGCGGGAATCTGCTCCTTCAGTCTGCCGGAAATCAATATTCCCAGGCTGAACACAAGCGGTTGGAATTTTCCGCAGGCTGCTCTGGCCGGCGGCGGAACGACAAAGAACACGAATCTGGGTGGCGTTCACATCACAGTGAACGGCTACAACGCCCGGAACGATAACGAACTGGCACAGATTGTGGCTGACAAGATCAATGAGATGATCGACCAGGACGATTCGGTCTATAAGTAAGAAGGTGATGCGTATGGGCTATTTGCCTGAGAAAAAGACAGTATCCCAGTTTGATCTGAAGGGCAGGTATGCACGGCAGTATCTGTCCTTTGCCGGGAAGTCCAGCAAGGACTTCCTTTTATATTTGTCTGGACCCGGTGTGTACGATTCTCCGGCAGCGGATGTAGAAAGCACATCGGTCCCCGGCAGAAACGGAGACATCATCAGCGAGAATGCAAGGGCAGGTCGGCGGCGGTATCAGAATGTAGATATCAAGTATGAAGCGTTCTTCTTCAACGGTCTGCCTGCTAAGACCGCCGCAGTCAAGTCGTGGCTGCTGTCTCCGGTCGGCTACCAGAAATTGCAGGATACCTATGACCCGGATTTCTTCCGGATGGCAGTTTGCACCGAAGCGATGGAGTTCGATGTGACGGCGCAGAAAGCCGCCAAGATGGATCTGGTGTTCAATTGCAAGCCCCAGCGGTGGAGCGTGGAAGGACAGAGGACTGTGCGGCTGGAAAGGCGGAGCAACCTCATGAACCCCTTCGCATTCCCGGCACAGCCCATCTTCAAGGTCTACGGAGATTCGGGCGGTGTGTTGTATGTGGGTGATGAATCCATTACCATCCACAGCATCAAGGATTATGTCCTGCTGAACTGTGAGACGCACAATGCCTACAATGCGGGCGGCTTCTGCAATGAGACCATCCTCTCGGACGACTTCCCGGAATTGCCGGCTGGAAAGACACAGATCGCATGGACGGGCGGTATCACAGCGGTGGAGGTGACACCGCGCTGGTGGACACTGTGAGGAAGGAGGTGGAGCGGGATGATCCCTTGTCTGTATGCATCCACGGAGGCAAAGTTCGACCACAACGGCATCGGCAAGCTGGCAGATGCTCATTCCTGTGTGGTGACGGAAAAACGAAACGGCAGCTTTGAGCTGGAGATGGTATACCCGGCAGATGGTATCCATGCGGAGCAGTTGGAAGAAGGGAACATCATCCTTGCAAAGCCATCCGACACAGGCAGACCGCAGCCGTTCCGTATCTACAAAATCGCAACGCCGATTGACGGCAGGCTGACGGTCAAAGCAAGACACATCTCGTATCAGCTAAACTTCATTACGATTTCTCCTTTTGCCACGACCGGCTGCACCGGTGCACTGGCAGGGCTAGGAAACCATGCGGCATCCGAGTGCCCCTTTGAGGTCTGGACGGATATCTCCTCCAGCGCCTCTTTTCGGCTCTCGGTGCCGTCCTCTTTTCGGAACTGCCTCGGCGGTATCGACGGTTCGGTGCTGGACACCTTTGGCGGAGAGTACGAGTGGGACCGATACACCGTCAAGCTCCATCATCACCGGGGCGCAGACCACGGTGTTCATATCGTTTACGGCAAAAATCTCATCGACTTCAAGATGGAGAAGAACATTGAGAGCGTGATCACGGGTGTACATCCGTACTGGCAGAATTCCGAGACCGGCGAGGTGACCGAGCTGCCGGAGAAGGTGGTGCTGGTAGAGCAGCGGTCAGTTCCGTACCAGAAGATCACGGTACTGGATTGCACCAGTGGATTTCAGGATAAGCCTACGGATGAGATGCTGCGCTCCTTTGCGCAGGATTATCTGAAGAACACCAGCCTTACCGAGCCGCAGGTGGATATCGACATCGACTTTATCCAGTTGTGGAACACCCCGGACTATGAGGATGTAGTGGAAGCGGAACAGGTGAGTCTGTGCGATACCGTCCATGTGTTCATTTCCAAGCTCGGTATTGAGGTCAGCTCTAAGGTGACCGAAACGCAGTACGACTGTCTGCTGGAACGGTACGATGGCATTACGCTGTCGAACTCTACGATCAGCAGCCGGAACTCGTCTTTGACCACAGCACTGAGTAACATCCGAAACACAGCCAATGAAGCCTATAATACAGCCCTCCGTGTGGAGACCAGCATGGGTGAGCAGATCGGCGGCATTTCCGTGTCGATGGTCTATGACGGTACTCTGCTGGCCGGCCTGTTCGGTCTGCACTACCAGAACGTGACCGAGGTGAACGGCGAAACCGTGCGGTATGCCTTCAATGCCGGGTCACTGGCAAAGTCCACTTTTGCGTGGAAGAACAGCCCAGCGGGATTTTTCATTTCCACGGACGGCGGTAAGACATGGGGCTACGGCTGGGAGCGGGACGATTCCCCGGTCAAGACGGCGTTGCTGCTGGAAAACACCCTGCAGGAGCTGGATGAACGCTATAAGAAAGCCGGAGAACTGACTGAAGAACTGCTCGAACAGTTGGATGAGCGATATAAGACGGCATCTGATTTGTCGGAAGAACTCATCAAAAAACTGGACGAGCGGTACGGAACAACAGACAAGCTGTCCGAAACGCTGCTGGCGAAACTGGATGAGCGGTATGCACCGCCCATCTGTGCGCAGGAGGCAGCACCAAAGAATCCGAAAACAAATGCACTCTGGGTCGATACAACCGCCCTGCGGCTGAAGCTGTGGGACGGAGAAATTTGGCAGACGGTAGGCTATGAGCCGCCGGAACCTGAGCCCGACCCGGATACCCCGACAGAGGGAGGAGGCGAAGAAGATGGCAAACAGGAAGGCGAAAGCAGTGGCACAGACAGCGGAGGAACCGGCGCAGGAGGCACTGGTGACTAAGTCGTTCACGGTGTTTCAGGACGTGGAACTGTCATTCACAGAGAACCTGATCCCGACCTACATCCCGGTCAAGCAGTACGACAACCAAGCCCGAAAAGTACGGTGTCGGCTGTATCAGAACTCGCTGGAGTACAAGGTCAATAAGGATACCATTGTTAGCTACTCGGCTACTCGACCGGACGGTGCAGTGTTCCAGTATTCCAGCGAGACCCGCCCGGATCTTGTGTTCGTGGATGACGGTGCGGTCATCCTGACGGTCACATCCTTTATGACCGAAGTATACGGCAGGTTCCCGATTGACATCTACCTTCTGTCCGATGAGGGAGATGTGATCGGTTCGTTCAGTCTGGTGCTGAATGTGGCTCGCGCAGCGGTCAAGAACGGCAAGATCGCAACGCTGACCTATAAGCAGGCGTTGGATGCAGCCGCCAAGGGCATCCTGGAATTCCTTATCACCGATGACGGATACCTTGTGATGCGTTCGGACGATAAGCTGGGACTGGCGCAGGGGTCTGTGTCCAGCACCATTGATAAAGTGGCGAAGGATATCGCGGAAGGCATGGTCACCTCGTCCATCAATATGGATGGACATTTGGTGTTCCAGAGCTGGGACGCGCTGGGTCTGATTTTTGAGATGGACGATGAAGGTCATTTGATCGTGAGATACAATGAGGCGTAAGCCGGAAAGGAACTAGAATGGGAGAGTTTGTTGGCAAACGAGTAGTACCAGACCATGTGGGTGTCTGGGACCAGAAAAAGACCTATGAACCCTTGATGATCGTGCTGGACGGCGAGACCGGTGACAGCTATATCAGCCGTAAGGCTGTGCCTATCGGTATTTCTCTGTCGGATGAGAGCTACTGGTCGCTGTGTGCTCATTATTCCGCACAGATGCGGAAGCTGGAACAGGATGTAGATGTGGATGTCCAGCAGATGCACAGTGATGTTACGGCTGTCAAAAATGCCATGAGTCAGGAGTTCCAGGAGACCCATACGGCAATCAGCAAGGAACTGGATGATACGCACAAGGCAATCAGTCAGGAGCTGTCGGAAACGGAACAGCGTGTCAATGAGAATCTGGAGCAGACCAGTTCGGAGTTGACTGGCAAGGTCGAACAAGCCAAGTCCGACCTGAACACCGGCCGGCTGGAACTGAAGGATGCCAAGGATACGCTGAACAAACGGATGGACAGCATTGCCGGGGGAAAGACCTCGGATGCGGAGATTCTGGATGCTCGCGTGGATGCGGACGGCAACACGCATGAGAATCTGGGTGCGCATATCCGCAGCGGTTTCGAGAGCGCACGGACAGACCAGGAAGAGGCTGTGAACCACATTGGGCGGATGGCTGCTGTCAGTGATGCCATGCGCACTGCGAATATGGTACACACGGTGGACTTCAGTGCCAGCAATACCTCTGGAGATGTCAAGGCAACAGCAGTTTCGCTGGGACATGGCGACCGGGCTGGTGTCATCATCAACGGTGCCTTGAAGGAAGGGGAAAATGATGTAAGTGTCCTGCGCTTTACGGAGCCCATGGCATTCAAAGCGGGCACGCCATACACCGTTTTCATTGATGAGACTACCCCCAAGGTGGGGTATGGCATCTACTTCTATGAGGTGGGCACGGGAAACTGTCTGCAGGTTGGCGGTATCAACCGCGGCTTTACGCCGGCAAACACGAAGATTGCAACGGCTGTGTTCGACAACGGCGGTATGTTCCGTGCAGGCATCTATTCGACCAACTGTGAATTCGAGAATCATGAACTTCACCTGTACGTTGTGGAGGGCGAGTATACTCAGAGAGATTTCTTTGGGCTTTCTACAGTTGCTGATGTGTCGGGAAATGTAGCAGAAATCGCCTCTGTTCGAGATGAAGTGAGAAAAAACAATCTCATTGTCATGAAACAGGTGATTCTGAAAAATGAAGAAAATGAACCCCTTTGGACATCGACTCCAGTTGGTGCGTTGAACCTCGGTGCAACCGTGCTGAACGGACAACTGGGACCGACTGCTGGAACCTATGCAGTCCAGATTTCCAGCCCGTTTATGCTGGATAAAGAGAAGGACTATACGCTCTTCCTGTTGGATGAGCGTAAGGATCTGGAATACTCCGTCTATCTGTTGGATGAGACCACATGGAAAGATGTCATGGAAAACGGCGCGACCCGTGCATTCAATGTCATTCACAGCCCGTGTGGTTTGATTCCGGCGCATCAGACCGGTAAGCATCAGCTGCGGATCTGGGTGCAGCAGGATACGGTGTTTGACAATCGTGCGATTCAGGTCTATCTGGTGGAAGGACGTTATTCGGAGAGCGAACTCCGCACCTATCTTCCGGCAAAAGAGGCATCCGCGGCCACGAAAGGCTTGATTGGTAATCTGAACGCACTCAACCGTATCAGTGATCCGCTGCGCCGGAACAACATGATCCGCACCATCGATTTTCAGGCAAGCGCCTCTGACGGACAGGTTTGTGCAACGGCTGTGAGTTCGGGGGTTGCCTCCGGTACGGTCATCAATGGAAGCCTTGGTCCCAAGCAGGGAAGAAATACCCTGTATTTCGGAGAGTCCATCTGGCTCGACAGAACAAAAAAGTATACGCTGTACGTCCGGAGCGATGAAAGTATGCCATCTTGTGAGGTTTATCTCTATGGCAATAGCAAGAGTGGCTGTATGCAGGTGGATGGCCTCAATAAGGGCTTTAGTGTTCACGGAATTATCCCGGTGACGTTTACTCCGGATGAAAGCGGTTACTATCGTCCGGGTATCTATACCAGCCAGGATTTGAATTTTCCAAATTGCGAGATGCACCTGTTTGTTCTGGAAGGAGTCTACGCCTACGACACAGTTCGTGGCCTTGTGGAGTTCAACGACCTCAACGGGAGCTTTACGAGTCTGGCCGCTGTGCATGACAATGTCCGGAGCAAGAATCTGTTCCGAACGATCAACTATGGAGACTCGAATCCGCAGACAAATGCTAAGATTCAGATGATTGCGGACAGCGATATCGATCAGGCATCCGTGAAGATCGTGGGCAATATGGGTGGTACTCTGGCTCTGAACAGCATCCGCTGCACAACCCTTGTGCCGCTGACTTCCGGAAAAACCTATACGTTGCTTGTGCGTGAGGATGAAGATTGTCCCGCCCTTACGGTATTCCTCGGTGATGAAGTGACCTACGGCTCCATTCAGATCAATGGTGCAACAGTGTCCGTGAACACGAAGAACCGCCATGTGTACACCTTTACTGCTGATAAGGACTACTCCTGCCGTGCGCGTGTCGTATGCGATACGGCTACGACTTTTGACGGGCAGCATATCCGTGTATATTTGGTGGAGGGGGCCTATACCGAGCAGCAGATGCGCTCGTGGGCAGAGTATTCTGAACTCCTGCAGGTCAAGGTGGATGCAGACCAGAGGGTCCAGGTATTGTCTGACCGCGAGGATGCTCGATGGATTTCCACGCACAATGGCTTGGAAAATATCTTGACGGTGTCTGATCGAGCACGGATGAACAATATGGTGAAGACCATTGATTCGGTGGTTCGCAGCAATGCCGGCGATGTGTCGGCAACGGCAACTGCCCTCGGCGTTTTGGATGGAGCGGGTATCATTGTCAATGGCCTGATGTCCAGTGAGTTGAATGCGACCATCCTTCGCATCTCCGAGCCGATGCATCTGGAAAAGGGAAAGGCCTACACAGTGCATATCGTGGACGATGACCCACCCGCGCCTTATTCCATGTTCTTCTATAGAACCACTTCCAGTGCCTGTTTGCAGCAGGGTGGTACGAACCGTGGTGTCTCTGCAATCGGCGGGCGCTTTGAACAGGTTATCCCGGATACGACAGGCGACTACCAAATGGGCATCTATGCTACCGGCGCTGTGTTCAGCAACCACCTGATCCATGCCTATATGTACGAGGGTCAGGATTGGAGTGCAGATGACTTCTACGCCTATCCCAAGAGCGATACGCTCGCAGCAGTCATTTCTGAGATGGCAGCTGTCAAGGATGATGTCCGCAAGAAGAATCTTGTGCGGATGCTCGGTAATAAGGGATTCCGGGACGGCACGGGCATTTACCGCCTGAACGCAGTGGGTATGCTTGATCCTGCCGGCCTTGTGCTGAACGGTAGCTTCGGCACGGCAAGCACCACGACCTATACCAACATCAGCGAGGTTTTCCATCTGGAGGCAGGGCAGCCCTACACCATCCTTGTCCGGGACACCGACAAGACGGTGGACTACAATATGACGCTGGTGGACAAGACTACCGGCGCGGCTGTCAGGCAGAATGGCACGGGCCTCGCATTCAATGTGCAGAAGTCGCCGTTTGGTAATTTTGTGCCGGATGCCACGCAGGATGTTCGGCTGCGCATCAACTACCGCAAGGCGATGACCGTGGAAGATCATATCCTGCACGTCTATGTGGTCGAAGGAAAGCTCAGTCAGACAGATATGTTGGCTTTTGCACAGGAGAAAGAGGAAGAACCGGAGGAGAACATCGGGTTTCCGTATGAAAGCTACAACCTGCCGCTTCTGAAGCTGACAGGTTCTATCAAAGGAATCAGCAAGGAGAACAAGGTCAAGCTGGCCTACGCCTACGGTGAACTGACTGGCAACTGTACGCTGAAATGGCAAGGTGCTTCCAGCCTCGCATACGATAAGAAGAACTTCACCATCACCTTCGATGAAAAGCGAACGATCGTTGAGA